TAGAAGAAAAAAACAACAGAATAAATGAATTGAATGAGTTTGCAATAGAAAAAGATATTGCAGGAATTAAAGAAAAAATAAAAAACAAAAAAAAATTAAGTGATTCAGAATTAAAAAATTTAGAGGAAATAAATAAAAGAAAATTAGCTACTGAGAGAAAGCTAAAAAAAAAAGAATTAAAACTATTACAGCAACAAGAAAAAAGAAAAAAAGCATTTGCACTAGCTCAAGTAGCCATAGATACAGCTAGAGGTATTAGTGCCGCTGTTGCTGCGGGTGCTGGTTTAGTATTCCCCGCCAACTTAGCGGCTATCATTTCAGGAGTTTCCGCTGTTCTTTCAGGAGTAGCACAAGCCACTAAAATCCTTGGTTCAGGCTCTAGCATTGATGCAGGCGTTGCAAGTGCCACGGCAACAATAGAAGAAGCCGCCGGAGGAGCAACACAGAACGCGCCTATTGATACAATTCAAGAAGGTAGTACACTATTAAATGAACAGCCTAATCAAGTAGTTGTAGTCGAGGCAATAACAGAAGGAATTAAAAGTGTAGACGTTATTGAACAGCAAGCAACTTTTGGATAGGTTACAAAATCAATTCAACATTATATTATAAAGTATGGAATTAATAGAATTAGAAATAGCAGACGGGGAGCAGTTGGATTTTCAAGTTGCTTTAGTAGACCACCCAGCAATCGAAAGCGATTGGATTGCGTTTGATAAAGTTAAACAACAATTTCAAGTTCAATCAAAAGATAAAAGAATTGTGAGTGGTTATGCTATGATAGCAGATTTACCAATATTTAGAAGAGACAAAGAACGTGGAGAGTATCATGTGGTCTTTAGAAAAGAATCAATTCATAAGATTGCTTTAAACTTCATGAGAAATGGCTTAACTAAAAACACAAACTTAGACCACAAAACAGGAGCTTTTCAAGATGGTGTTTATGTTTTTGAATCTTTTTTAATAGACTCAGAGAGAGGAATAAAAGCCCCAGATAAATTTAATCAAGAGGCTGATGGTTCTTGGTTTATATCTATGAAAGTAGAAAATGACAAGGTTTGGAAATCTGTATTAGATGGAACGTTTAAAGGGTTCTCAGTAGAGGGATTATTTCAAGAGAATTTCACTACTCAGTTAGAATCAATATTTAAGAAATACGCTAAATAGGTTACAAAATTAAAACAGGAATATATTATAAATAAAAGAAATTAATAATTATGAGTTTAAAAGAAGATGTTTCAAGTCTGCTTGCAAAGTTCAACTTAAATAAATCTGACATTGTAGATGATACAAAAGAAGAAGTTAAAGTAGAATCTAAAGTAGAGTTTGACAGAGAAAAATTTGAAGACATTGCTTTATTAGACGGTACAATGATTATGGTAGAACCTTCTGTTGAAGTTGGAGCTGCTGCTGTTGTAATGGCTGATGAGATTGCTCAACCTTTACCTGTTGGTGAATACGAACTTCAAGACGGTAGAATTATCGTAGTTGAAGAGGCTGGCTTAATTGCTGCTGTTAATACACCAGGAGAAGAAGAGGAAGAAGTAACTGAAGAGTTATCTGAAGACGATAAAGTAAAAGAAGCAAAAAGAATTATTGAATCAATCGTAACTGAAAAAGTATTTAAAGAGGCGGTAGCTGAAGAAGTACAAAAGGAAACGGCAAAATTCAATAAGCAAGTTGAGGACTTAACAGACGCACTTTCTAATGAGAAGGCTGAGAAAGTTGAGTTTATGACAGAGGTTTTATCCCTATTTGAAAAACTAGGAGAAGAGCCAAAAGAAAAGCCGGTACAGGCAAAACAAAAAGCATTCGGACAAGAGAAGCCGAAGAATTATTTTCACACAGAAATTAAAGCAAAAAATTAATTATGGCATTTGATTTAACAGCCTTATCGGCTTACATTGAAGACCAAGACTTTCCATTAATCGCACAAATGCAAGCGGTTGGAGGTTTGGCAGAGAGAGCAAATATCCAAACAGGGATTAAAGGTTCTTCTCATTTACAATTTTTATCTACTGATGTTGTTTTTCAGGCTGATGCTTGTTCAAGAACTGGAGCAGACACAACTACATTTACACAAAGAACTATCACAGTTGGAGCAATCCAAATCAATGAAGACTTATGTGTTAAGGATTTAAACGGATTCTGGACACAGACAATGGTTCAAAAAGGTGCAGCAGGTGAAGAAGTTATCCCTGGAGACATTGAGAGAGTTTGGATGGAAAAGAAAATGAACGCGGTTCAGAATCAATTAACTATCTCAGACTTTCAAGGAGATACACTTTCAGGAACTAATAACTTATCATACTATGACGGTCTATTAAAGATTGTTGATGCTGATGGTACAACTGTTGCAGGTAATACTGGTTCTGTTGCGGCTATCACTTCAGCAAATGTTTTAGATGTTTTAGATGATATGTGGGCATTAATTCCAGATAATATCTCGGAAGCTACAGACTTAACTTTATGGGTTCCTACTTCAGTTTATAAAAATTATGTTATTGCACTTAAAAACGCAAACTTATTTCACTTTAAAGGTGAAGACGGGATTGAGACATTATACGGAACATCAGTAAGAATCCAAAAGACTGTTGGTTTACCAGGAGCGGCTGGAGATGAAAGAATGATTCTTACAAGAGATTCAAACATTACTATCGGTATGGATGGAGACTCAGATGAAGACAACTTAGATGTATGGTACTCTAAAGACGACAGAGTTAACAAGATGAATATTACTTTCAAAAGAGGAGTTCAATATGCATTTGGTAATGAAATCGTTGAGTACACTTCAGCATAATTAATAATATTAGGGGGTGAGATTCCCCCTTTTTTAAAACTTTAAATTATGGCAGTAGCACCATGTCCCTTAACACAGGGATTTACATACGAATGTGATGACAGCATTGGAGGTATTAAGCAGGGTTCAATCTTAATTGCTCCTTGGGTTAATATCACAGCTAAAACAATAACAGCCGGAGAAGTAACATCATTAACTCAAGAAGCTGCAACAAGCTTTTATAGATATGAGGTTAAAAAGAATATCGCTGGAGCAGTTACAACCGAGAACCATGACCCTTTGTTGGGAACTACGTTTGAAGAAACTGTTCTTAGTTTTATGATGAATAAACTATCTAATGTTAAGAATGTAGAACTTAAGTTACTTACTTCTAATCCAGTAGTAGTTATCTATCAAGACCAAAACGATATTTACCATATCATGGGATTAGATAGTGGAGCGGAAAAGATGGGAGGAACAAACGGTTCTCAAACAGGTGTTTTAGTTGGTGAGCAAAATGGTTATCAATTAGCATTCACGTCACAAGAAAAAAACTATCCTTACACTGTTGATGCAACAGTTGTTTCAGGGTTAACTATAGCATAATAACAAAGGGGTTTTTATTCTTAGGAGTAAACCCCCTTTTTTGTATATTTACATTATGGAATTAAGAGAAGAATGTATTGGTAATGTTATGACGGCAAAAGCCAAAAACGGCATGACGATAACGCACACCATTGTAAATGATAAAAGAATGTTCAAGCACTATAAAGAATTAGGCTTTGACATCTTTAAATCAAAGAAGAAAAAGAGTGAATCTACAGAAGGCAACGACTAATAATAACGTACCTTTAACGCTTGCAGAAGATACAACTTTAAGCAATCCGGTATATTTATTTGAATGGCAGAACGACCAAACAAAAGTAAAATACTATGCGATTTGTCAAGATGTATCTGTAGCAGGCCCAGCGAGAGAAAGAAGTAATCTATTCAATATTACATTAGGAGTAGACGACCCTTTAAACTCTTCGCTTATTTTGGGTAATGTAGGAAGGTACCATGTAACAGTTTGGGAGCAAACAAGTACAACCAATTTAGACCCTGCACTTGCTGAAAATGTAGTACACAGAGGAACCTGTAACATCTTTAATGATGAGGTTTCTCAATATAACGCACACCAAATAACAATAACATACAAAGCTCATGTCCCGACATTATAATTATTTTCTAGGTAGAAGCGGAAAGTTGATGGATTTTGCCGCTCATAAAGTTCCTGAGTTCAAAGAAGAAAAGGGTAACGATTGGGTTGTATGGGGCTATGATAAGGAAGATAGAACCTGGAGAAACCGATACGGGGATTATTTAATATGGCTTTATAATTCAAGTGCTAAGAATAACGCTATTATCAACGGCAAGAATACTTACATTGTTGGTGAAGGTTGGGGTGTAAATTACAAGACAGAGGAAAAGAAACAAGACTTAAATACTAAGTTAAAAGCACAAGCATTTATAGCAGAGTTGGAGTCTTCTAAAATAACAAGGGACTTATCACTTGATAGAGTAATATTTGGAGGGTTTGCGGCTCAGATGATACCTAATAAAAAGGGAGATTCTGGAATGGCTCACCATTTAGATTTTAGTAAAATTAGAGTTAAGAAAAAAGAGTATAACGAAGACGGAACAGTGAAGCCTAGGGTGTACGCTTATACTTGTGATTGGTCAAATAGAAAGCCACAAGATAACCCAGATTTTCAAATATTTCATGAGTTCCCTTGGGATTGGAAAGAATTAGATAAGGATAAAAAGTATTTAGTTTACTATAAAGATTATAGACCAAACTTAGGAGACTATCCACTACCGGAGTATATCGGAGCCATTCCTTACATTGCGGCTGATTACGAGATAGGAAACTTTACTTATAATAATGTAAGAGAAGGATTTAGTGCAGGGGTGTTAGTTAACTTTTACGGAGGTGAGCCAAGCGAGAATCAAAAAGCTCAGATAGAGGAAAGATGGAAAGCAACTAAACACGGTGGAGATAAAGCCGGAGACCCTATACTATCGTTCAATGAAGATAAAGACTCAGGTATTGAGGTCACACCATTATCAGCAAACGGTCAAGATGATAGATTCTTAAATCTAAACGAACAGATTAGAGACGAGATTTACACGGGTCATGGGTTCAACCCTACCTTAATAGGTTTAAGCAACGCTAACGGCTTTAATAACAACGCAGACGAATTAAGAGTAGCAAGTGAAATGTTACAGGTAACTTATGTTTCACAACAACAGGGAGTATTAGAGGACTTCTTTAATTCATTAGCAGATATAAACGAGATAAAAGGAGAGTTTTTTATTGAGAACTTAAAACCTATTAAAGAGGCTGTAGATGCGGCAGAGTTGGCAGAGATTTTAACGGTTAACGAAAGGAGAGAATTAGCAGGATATAAGCCTATTGAAAACCAAGACTCAATTATAACTAAAACTACTTTCTTTTCAAAAGAGCAAGAAGACAAACTAATAGAAGCCTTTGAGAACTGCGGAACAGATGACAGTGAATTAGAGTTAATAGATTCAAGAGAACTATTTGCCAACGACACACAAGACGCAATTAAACAAGGCGATAGATTCAAGTTCGAATCAAAGAAGGCCAACGCTTTGTTAGGTGTTTTAAATGCAACTCCTGATTTATCCAAAACAGAACTAGAAGAGTTAACCGGATTAGATGGTTCTGAAATAGATTCTTTATTAAGTGAATTAGAATCTGAGGGTTTAGTAGAAAACGGAATACCAACAGCGGAAGGACAACAAGTTCAGCAAGAGATATTCGTAGTTTATAAATACGGTTTAAGGTTTGAACTTAAAGGACAGAAGGAAGTAATTGCAGGCACTAGGGATTTTTGTTCTAACCTTGTAAGGCTTTCAAAATCTAGGAGTTGGACAATAGCAGATATAAACGCTATGAATAACGACCAAGGGCTGGATGTGTTTAGCTCAAGGGGTGGTTTTTGGAATGACCCAAAAGCAGGAACAACACATCCATATTGTAGACATATTTGGGAGCAACGATTAGTAACAAGAAAATAAACCATTATGGCAAATTTAACACAAGCAGACATAGAAGAGATTGATATCTCAATGGACATTAACGGGACAAAAAATAATGTTGAAATTAGAGAGGCTTTACAAAAGGTTTTATTAGATGTTTCTAATTCGTCATCCGCTAAGATATTAAGAGCGAACATTTCACAGACAGGAACTTCAGCCCCCACTATGACTATATTGGATAATACTTTAGGCGGTGTGCCTGTTTGGTCTTACAGCGCAATAGGTGAATACATACTAACTTTGTCGGGTGCTTTTGGTGCTGCTGATACGGCTTTATTCAGCCTTACAGGGATGAGCCAAGACGGTAATTATGAAACATCTTATTTCTATTGGAATGATACGAACAGCATTACTTTAGATGTATTAGATGATACGGGAGCACCTGTTAATGATTACTTAGTGAACACACCAATAGAAATAAGAGTATATTAATCATGGCTAGACAATTATTTTTTGATGAAAATTTCTTAAAGGAGAATAGCGAGATTGACGAGAACGTTGATATGAAGCTCTTGAATCCTACTATTTGGAGATGCCAAATACAGTACATGCAGAATGTTTTAGGTACTAATCTTTATGATAAAATACTAGCAGACATTGAAGCAAGTACTTTAACGGGTGTTTATTTAACCTTAGTTGATGATTATTGCGCGGATGCTTTACAGTATTGGGTAATGTATGAGGTGCAGATTCCTTTATTATTTAAATTTAGAGATAAAGCAGTAAGCACAAAAAACAGTACAAACAGTGCTCCAATATCTACAAAGGAATTGAGTAGGATTGAAAACAGATTCAAAGACAAAGCAGAGTTCTTTACACAGCGTATAAGCGACTATCTTTGCGCAAACGAATCATTATACCCAGAATATGACACAGAGGATGAATATGACGAGACAAGGCCACAAGACGGGATGCCAACAGTAAGCGTTTATTTGGGTGGGCCTTATAGTTCTAAAATATGTAAGAGTCGTGAGTAATAAAATAGACAAGAGGAAAAAAGTAGAAAAGAAGTTATTAGAATATGTTAAGCTACAAGCAAATAATAAGCAAGTTTCAGGAGTTCGCGGACAATCACTTTTATCTAAAGTCGTACGGAACAGGTGAAGCCTTCCAGATTGTAGAACACGACAAGCAGAAGATACGCAAGTACCCTATGATGTGGGTTGAAGACCAGCCCTTTCCCTTTGCTACTGGTTCGGTAACTTATTCTTTTAGAGTTTACTTCTTATCACAAGTACCGACTCTTAAAAATACTGACCCCGAAACATTAGAACAAACTAATGTAGTTGAGGCTAAGAGTGACATGCTACAATGCGCTCAAGATTTAATGTCATTTTGGGTACAAGACCACAACTATCCTGATTTAGACGTTCTTAAAAGTACTTTAGGAACTCCATTTCATGATACATTAATGGACTCTTTGACAGGGTTCTACATAGATATAAAACTAGAGCAGGGCTTTAAATATGATTCTTGCTCTATCCCAATGACGGGAATAACGCCACCTCCAACGCCTGGTTGTGATGATGTATTGGTTTCATTTAATGGAACCTCTGTAACATCTACACCCTCAGGAAATACAAAAGCGGTATTAGTTCAAAGTGATGCGGTAGGTAATCCACAAGTTGGAACAGTTGTAACAGACACGACAACACAGTTAACTATTGAAGTTCCAGCGGGAGGTTCTGCATCTATTGACATAGATATAAATGGTACGCCTTATGTCGCAGGGGTAAGCACTAATCAAGATATTCCAGTAGTCGATACGGCTTCAAATCCTATCGGAACTATAGACCCTGGGGTTGATGTAGAAGTAGCAGACGTAACACAAACTTTAAACGGTAATCCTATTACCAATAATAAAGCAGAAACGAGCAAAGCTATAACTATAGAGTATGCAAACGGTGACCCCGTTACAGTAACATCTACAACAGACACGGAGACAGACTTTACAGGTACTGTTCCAAATATACCAGCGGCAGCATTAAACACTTCAAACCTTAGAAAGACATTTTTAAATGCCTCACTTAGAACGGGAGATGATGGTGCGACCCAAAGAGGCCGAGGAGTAAGCTGGTACAAAACAGACTATAATAACCTTTGGGGACACGCTTTTAGGTTTTGCGGAACTACTGGAGGCTATACAGACGGGACTAATTATTTTGATGTGTCAGGAGTAGCAACTACACGAGCTTTAGCCTTTCCAGATAATGAGATGAGCGATTGGGCTTACTGGAATCAATTAACCGGAAAAGTGATGATGTGGTACTTATTGCCGTTTGGAACTACAACACCCGTACCAGCGTTACCAAATGGAGGGACGGTTAGCGGTAAGTCTGTAAACAATGCAATTGATGAAGCTTTAGCAAGCACTCAAAACGGGCGTTCTGATTGGTACTGCCCTAATATAGAAGAATTAAACTCTATTATTTACAGAGAGCAAGCGATTAACGCGGGTGATGCTTTAAACTATCCTCCTTTTGATTACGCTTATAATGGCGGCTCTCCCTCTAGTACAGGTTTCCGTGTTGTTTCAAGTACTTCAAAAGGGGTGAGAGCAATGTATTTAATTATTACCAACGGGATAACGGCTCCAATAGCATTAACAAACACTCTCTATTCTTATTTTATTATAAGAGAAGCAGATATAACAACTGATTTTGGACTTTAAAAAAAATTATGAAAACGTACAGATTTGATTGGTTAAACGGCTCAGAAGCCATAGTAGACCCAACGATAATAAAAGACGGCTTTGCAGGTGGTTCATTCGTCAACAATGAGAGCCAAGGTGATTTCTGCGTGGGGTTATTATTACAAAACGCGGGTGGTACTTGGTCACTAGAATTAAAAGGAAATACAATGCCAGTAGATTTCACCGTAGAGGAGATTGATATTTGGATAGAAGAAACTTTACAACAATACGAAATATAAAAATTATGCCAGATAAATACATTTTAATTAAAAAATCAGAATTAACCAGAAAGCTTAAAAGCCTATCTAATAGCACTGTTGAAATGGTGGTTCTAAGAGTTCCTACTATAAAGGTAGCTCAAGCAATGACAGAGCTTAACACTATAAATGAAGACAACTGGATTTCTAGTGATAACCAAACAGAGAGAGCCGGAGACATTACTAATAGTATTATACTACCAAAAGAAGCGATAAACGCGTGAATAAATTGACCTACATAATGTCCAGGGTTCCGGTATTTCTATTCTTAGCAATAGTTGTATTCAATCTTATTGCGTGCAATATTGAGGTAGGGAATTACTTGAAAGTATATTATGTAGCAAATGAAACGTTAGGAGCTCCATTAGTTTCTAATTTGTTTATGTTAGCCGCTTGTTATAGATATAAGCTATGCTGGTATAACAAAGTATCTGTTTATGGTTTACTACTATTAAACCTAATTAACATACTTGCTATAATTACGCCTATTGGGACGGATAGTTATTACACTATAATATCTCAGGCGGTTATGATACCAGTATCAATATTGGCAGTAATCCTTTTAATTAAAAAAATATGAGTCCTGAAGAAGTAGAATTGTTAGTTAATAGTTTAGGTGAGTCGTTAAAGACAGAGGAAGCCTCTAACGGGCC